TTCAGCCCTCTCCACTAGCCCGTTCAAAAACGCCAAAATTCCACAGGAAAAACGTACGTGCGCAGGGGGGTTGGGTTGCGGAATCTGTTTCGGGTGTCGGGACGCAGTAAGGAAAATATATATATTATCCCCTGGGTATTATTTTCTACCTAACATAATCTGTCAATGGCCCCCTGGGTATTATTTTATAACCCCTCAAATCAACTGTTGCAAAAAATGCAACAACTCACTTGTTTATGAATCTGTCAAGTTTGTGGAAGCAGGTCGGTAAAATGCCGAATTAGCACTGATAATCTGTCAGTTACGTTCATTTACCTGAACAGACGCTTTAATTGTAGTTATTTTGGACTGATGTATGCTGTCGGGTCAGGATACAGCATCCCCAAGACCTCCTTTGCGTGTGAGCAGTTAATCGTCTGTTGTTGGCGTTACGCTGCGGGGCTTTTGGGGAGCCCTCCGCTACACTAAAGCGTTAGAATGGGAAGCGTGTTTAATATTTGCCTCCTTACGTTCTCACTTGTGTAAGCAAAGTTACAAGAAATAAATGACATTTCCAAATGTTAACGTCTATAATGTAGGTATGTATTATAGATTTTATCTATGACTCTATATTCTGTATATTTGTCCAAACATAATCTGTTAACGATGGAAATCAAGAAGAAGTATATGGGTGGCGGCACAGCTCCCAAGTACGGTAAGGGTGGTATGATGAAGTACCTCAAGGGTGGTCAGGTTAAACTTGATGTAAACAAGGATAACAAGATCACTGGTGTAGACTTCAAAATGATGAAGAAGAAATGAACTACAAGAAGACAAAGATGTACTCCGCTGGCGGTATGGTCAAGAAGTACGAGTACGGAGGGAAGATGGAGTCTGGCTCTGAGGTAGAGGTAAAGGCTATGTCCCTGGAAGAGGCTGTCAAGCAGGTACAGGCAGCAGTTAAAGCCAAGGCCGAACAGCCTACTCACTTTAAGGTGAAGGCTTGTTACTACTCTGAGGAAGAATGAAACTAATCAAACGTAAGGACGGTTCCTACTCCAAGCCAGGACTATGGGACTCCATTCGGAAGAATAAAGGTTCTGGACGTAAGCCTACCAAGGAGATGCTTGAACAGGAAAAGAAGATTAAACGTGAAAGTAAGTAAGACCTCCAAGTACTACGAGGAGAATCCAGAAGCTGCTGAAAAGCGCAGGGAGTATCAGCGTAAGTACAATAAGTCAGAAGACCGTAAGAAGTACCGTGCCCTACTGAATAAGTACAACAGAGAGCAGGGTACCTACGGCAATGGTGATGGCTTAGATGCCTCACACACCAAGGCGGGTAAACTTGTAATGGAGGCTGCCTCCAAGAACAGAGCACGTAACAGAGGTAAAAAGTAGGGTAAAAACACCATTGATACCCTTTCGGGTACATAATGATGGGTTTGTCCTACTTTAATACCCTTTCGGGTACATTTGGCAGAATATAAACGTGCTATATCTCGCCAAATCAGCATAAAAAAGTCACATTTGGCGGATTATGTGTCTTATAGGGACCATAAATGCACGTATATGTGCACTATAAGGCACTTTATCGCTGCGGATCTATCAGTGCACCACGTGAAATCCAGAAGTTCTTACGCTTAATAGTCTCCCTTCCGTCAAGTTTGCGGTAAAACTCCTGCACGTACAGCTTTGCCTTCTGAGTGAGTGCGTACCTATGTCGGTAGGATGGGTCACTCTCGTTGCGCATCATCATCTTCTCCATAGTGACACCCTCGGACTGCTTGCTGTACATCGTCATCAAGAGGCCATACTTGTACAGGGCGGGTCTCATACGCACCAACCAACTGGTCTTGGTGATGCCACATCGCTGGTGCAGGTAGTTGGCGGTAAAGAACTCGTACTCGTAGGCCCATAGCAGGAACATAGTAAGTTCAGGGGTCATATTCCTATCGTCACGAAAGTCCAACAGCACGTTACGTATATTCTTGGCGTAGTTGTCTCCTAAATTCTCGTCATTGGCCTTAGAGAATTCACGGTACTTGCGGCTGGGGTGTTGCCGCTTCGTTTTCTTCTTCATACACTAAATTCCTATATTTGTACAAAAATACGAAGTTATGGGAAGTTTCGCTTCTATTAGAGTTAAAGACGGGTATGTTCAGATTCTTAAGACTGAGACAGGTACTCTGTCCTCTACTCGACAGACTATTGAAGACGGTGTAGGTAATGACTCTGCACTAAAAATTGGTACCACTTCTATTGAGGTGAATGGAGACCAGTACTTTACTACTGCACCTACTACCGACAACGCAGAACTTACTGCAATCCTCATTGATGCCAACAACAAGATTGTTAAGCGTGAACTGGGTAGCAATGCCTTTAACTCAAGCGTTACCATCACGGCAACATCTCCTATCAACTTTACGTCTAACGTAATTAGTCTGATTGCAGCAGGTAGTCTGTCCCAGTTGACCTCTACCACTGTAGCAACTAACGATGGTTTCATTATCTACGATACGTCAACGACTTCCTACAAGGGTATCACGCTGGCTGAATTGCGCACGTACTTAACGTCTACGCCTACGTTTACAGCAAGCAGTCCAATCCTGTACAACAGCGGAACTGGAGCATTCTCTATGCAGAGTCCTCTTGCCTCTCCTGCTGGATCTGTGGACCCTGCAAACAACCCAGAACTATTGGTATACGACACCATCTCTGGAGACTATGGTGGGGTTCTGATTACTGACCTAATTACCTACCTGAACACTTCTGTAACCGTAGTAGCAGCTGGAAGCACTGGACAGATTCAGTTCAACAACTCTGGTGCCCTTGCAGCAACAAGTTCCCTACTTATCAGTGGTACCGCTGGTGCTGAGACATTCCGCTTTGGTGGTGTCATTGACGCTGTAAAAGAGTCTACGTCATCAGATACGTACGTGTACAGAAAGACTGGTTCTGTAGACTTCCTCGGTAATGCTGAAGCACAGAGAGTGGTATTCTCTGACGATGTGAACACAGGTCTCGGATGGAGAACAATGGCAACGGTGAACGGCCTCGGCAAGTACAAGGCTGTCATCGTAGACTACGTTATGTTTAACGACTCAGAGTCTAAGGTTCGTGTAGGTCGCCTATCAGGATGCTGGAATACTATCCTTGCTACATCTGCAACGTATACGGATACCATCCTTACCTACTTCGGTTCTGGCATTGATGCCAACCCACTGCTTAGAATTGCGATTAACGGATCAGGAGTCATCACCATCGAGATTAACAACTCTATCGGTGAGCGAATCCACGTTCGTGCTGAGGCCAAGTTCCTCTACTCGTACTTCTAAGAACGCTATCTTTGTATAAATACTTTAATTAAATGAAAGAAAAGATAGCAGAACTACTGATGTTCTACGGTGAACAGGCAAATGACCTGGAAGAAAAGATTAAAGAACTCGGCCTTAAGGAAGATACCCTTGTTGTCGGTGGTGTATACGTGTTTGACGATGCAGATGAGACTGTAGCACAGGGCTGCAACTTCTACGTTGAAGACGAAGACGAACTGGACTTTACCTTGGCTATGCTAAGACATAGCTACGGAAAGAATGCAGTTGAGTACCCTGACTTCCTCGGTATGATTAACGGGGACGATGAAAAGGAATAGATATGGAAATCATTAGAAAAATTGTAATCGGTCCAGACCCTATGAAGGCTATGGCCTACTACGTAGGTCAGAAGGCTGGTATGGGCCACGTGTCTGCAATTGTTCTTGACGAGCGGCACTACCACAACACCTCACAGAAGAACTACCTCATCTACATCGAGACAGAGGATGGGGCGAATATGCTCTGGAAGCGTGTTGAAGGTATGCCTGTAATCGTGGAGAACGATTGCAACTTCTAAGTTGTAACACTAATTTACTTTATATGAAACCACTATACGACTTTGTCGTGTATCTACCCAAGCGTGTAAAAGACACGGTAAACGTGGGTGGACAAGAAATCTTCTTAGACTCTAAGTTTAACGAGTTTGAGCACAGAATCAACTACGCAGAAATTGTAGCAACACCACTCAAGTACAATACTGGTGCTAAGGTTGGCGATATGCTGTTCATCCACCACCACGTAATGGACCACGGAGGTGCTCAGTGTTTAGACTACAAGGAACACCTGTACAAGGTTGGATACAGCGAAGGAGGCGGATTTAACACGCAGTGCTACGCCTACAAGAGCAAGGAGACTGGAGAGGTTCATATGATGACCGACTGGATTTTTGTAGAAGAGGTAGAACAGCCTAAACTAAAGAGCGCTGTAATCGAGCTTATAGAGACCGAGAAGGTGCTGAACAGATTTGGTCGTGTCTGGTGTGACTCTGAGTACCTAAACGAGCGTGGCGTTAAAAAGGGTGACATCGTATTCTTTGAGAAGAATGCTGACTACGAGATGGACGTGGACGGCAAGAAGGTCTGGAGAATGATGTTTGAACATTTAATCTTTATTGCAGATGAAAACTACCTCGAAGTTTACGACCGTTGATGCGGCAAAGAGGCTGTTGACATCTATGGAGGAGGCCATTGACGGCCTAATTGAAGAGATTCGCAAACCTGTGGACCAGGAACTAACTGGCTCTGCACGTAAGGCTGAACTGTCTGCAATCAAGCAGTCGGTCATAGACGCACGTGAACTTATCCAAGAGCGTCAGAAACTTGAGGAGTTAATCCGTTCTTTGTCGGAAGACGAAGAACAAGTTGAGCAACGTGACTTCCGTGGAGGCTTCGCTGAAAAGATGGCTAAGTAATGGCTGGCCTGGATGTAGTCACAAGAATGGTCGATGGTGCTGAGCAGACGGACACCGTAATCAAGATATGCCCTAATAATACAGAAGGGGAGATAGTTGAACTATCTGGACTTTTAATCCAACTACCACAACAGCCTAAGAGTGAGGACATTCTGTTCTCAAGAATGCCAAAGAAGGACCAGCACTGGCAACATATAGAACTGCCTAAAGAACTAATGTTAGTCAAGTCGATGGACGACTGGTACGAAACTCCACGTGAGTTTCAGTCCAAGTTCCGTCCATACATCGAACTTGAGTTTGAACGTAGGAAGAATGGAGCGTGGTTTATGAACAATGGTGTACCTACGTATATTACTGGACACCACTATATGTTCTTGCAGTGGAGTAAGATTGACATCGGTTACCCTATGTACCTTGAGTTCCAGCGTAGGCTGTTCTTACACTACGAAGCCTGTAAGGTAGACCCACGCAGTATGGGACAGGTGTACGTCAAGTGTAGACGTTCTGGTTACACGAATATGGCAAGTGGCATCATCGCAGACGAGGGAACTCGTGTGAAGGATAAGCTGTTGGGCATTATGAGCAAGACAGGTACGGACGCACAAGAGGCGGTCTTTATGTCCAAGGTAATACCCATCTTCCGCTCATACCCATTCTTCTTTAAGCCTATTCAGGACGGTACCACGAACCCACGTGTGGAACTTGCATTCAGGGAGCCCGCTAAACGCATTACCAAGTCAAATAAGACATCAAGTCGTGGAGAGGCACTGGATACCATCATCAACTGGAAGAACACTACAAACAACGCATATGACGGCTCTAAGACACATATTTTATTCCTGGATGAAGCTGGGAAATGGATCAAACCTACAGACATTCGTGAGTCTTGGCGCATTCATAGAACCTGCCTGCTCGTTGGTCGCAAGATCATTGGAAAGGCTCTTGTCGGCTCAACTGTAAATCCACTTGACCAAGGTGGTCGTCAGTACCGAGACCTGTACTACAACTCTGACCCACTGGATCGCAACGATAACGACAGAACTAAGTCTGGTTTGTACAGAATATTCATACCATCATACGAGGCTCTGGAAGGGTTCTTCGACAGGTACGGAAACCCAGTTGTTGAAGACCCAGAGAAGCCTGTTATAGGCATTGACGGAGACATCATCAAGATTGGTGCACGTACGTTCCTAAAGAACGAGAGGAAGGCACTGATGAACGACAGCTACGAACTGAACGAGGTTATCCGTCAGTTCCCGTTCACGGAGGACGAAGCGTTTCGTGACTCTACCAAGGCAAGTCTGTTCAACATCGGAAAGATATACGAACAGATTCAGTACAACGATGAACTGTTCCCGAATCCTGTCGTGCAGGGAAACTTCTACTGGGAGGGTGGCATTGCAGACTCTAAGGTTGTATTCAAGCCAGAGGCTGACGGAAGGTGGCGAATCACGTGGATGCCAAACCCAGAGGACAGAAATCTGTCACGTGTAGAGAACGGAAAGCGTTTAGCACCGAACCATATGTACGGCTGTGGAGGAGTTGACTCCTATGACCTTGACGCTACTGTGGACGGACGTTCCTCTAAAGGTGCCTGCCATATGTACCTCAAGTTTAATATGAAGTACCCAAGCAATATGTTTGTGGCTGAGTACGCCTCTCGTCCACCACTTGCACGTATCTTCTACGAGGATGTACTGATGGCTGCTGTGTTCTACGGCTTCCCACTCTTAATTGAAAACAACAAGTACGGAATCGTAAGATACTTTGAGTCAAGAGGTTACGATGGATACGTGATGGACAGACCTGAACATTTGGGAGGTTCTACCAACCACGTTACGGTAAAGTCCAAGGGTATCCCATCAAACTCTCAGGACGTTATCCAGGCACACGCACAGTCTATTGAGGCGTACATCCACGAGCACGTAGGTCTTAACAACGAGACTGGCTCGTACGGTAATATGTACTTTAACAGGACGTTAGAGGACTGGATTAACTTTAAGATTGATGACAGAACCAAGTATGACTTGACCATCAGTGCGGGACTTGCACTGCTCGGTGCACAGAAGGTTCTCAAGGTCGTTAAGAAGGCTGACTTCTCTACAAAGGTGTTCTTCCGCAAAGGAAAAGACCTAAGTAGATAATTCCTACATTTGTAGGATATCTTAAGACACAACATTATATGGCAGATGATGCAATGTTGAGTTCAGGCTTAGGCTTCCCAGACCCGTTGGCACCACACCCAACGAAGGTATCTAAGGAGTACGGCTTGAAGTATGCGAAAGGCATATACGCTCAATGGGGAGGCACGGAGACCACTGGTTCTCTGTACAATAGGCGTTGGAAGCAGTTTCAGATAAACAGAGACTACGCTAACGGTACGCAAGATACGAATATCTACAAACAGATTCTCACGTCTCTGGACCCAAATAATGGAGACGGAGCACTGATGTCTCTGGACTGGACTCCTGTACCCATTGTGCCCAAGTTCGTTAAGGTTGTCGTGAACAAGATTCTGTCCACAGAGCCATTCCCGAACGTAGACGCCATTGACCCAATCTCTCAGACTGAGAAGGATAAGGAAAAGGCTAAGATTAAGTTCCGCATTGAGAACAAGCAGATGTTCCAGCAGGCTAAAGACTCTGGCCTGGATGTCGGCTTTGACCCTAACGCAATACCAGACACTACCGAGGAGGCAGAAATCTTCTTGGAGTCTTCTGTAAAGACCTCGGCAGAGATTGCCGCACAGATTGCCACCAGACTTACTCTGTCTTGGAACGACTTTAACGAGCGCATCTACAGACGTAACGTAGAGGATTTAGTGGCTCTGGGTATCGCTGTTGTAAAGAGAGAGAACGACCCGAACTACGGCATCAATGAGAAATATGTAGATCCTGCATTTTTCATACACAGCTTCACAGATGACCCCAACTTCACGGACTGCGTGTATATGGGACACATCCAGCGTATGTCTATCCAGGAGCTCAAGCGTATTGCTGGAGACCAGTTCACGGAAGACGAGTACAAGAAGATGGCGGAAACCGTTGCCAACAGACTCGGTAACAATGCAGACAGACTGATGGATATGCACTTTGATCCGTCACTGACTTCCTACAACTACGGATACGATGAGTACACCATTGAGGTGATGGACTTTGAGTTTATGAGCGTAGACCCTATCATCTTTGAGAAGAAGAAGTCACGTTTCGGTAACGAAGGATTCTACTACAAGGGATATAACTACAGACCTCCTGCACAGAGCGTGTACGAGCGTGAGCCTGTGTTTATGAACAACGCAACGCTGTACGGAGGTAGATACATTGTAGGTACAGACTACATCTTTGACTACGGTCTGAAGAAGAACATCCCGAAGAACATCCACGACCTAAGCAGAACACGTTTCTCTTACTCTGTTGTGGCTACGAACATTCGCAGGATGATTCCTAAGTCTATGGTGTCAAGTGTCATCGGCTTTGCTGACCAGTTGCAGATTACCCACCTTAAGATTCAGCAGTCTATTGCTAAGGCTAAGCCTGACGGATTGCTTGTTGACATCGAAGGATTGGAGAACGTGCAGATTGGTCGTGGCGGTGAGTTGCAGCCTTTGGACATCCAAGATATTTACGAGCAGACTGGTATCTTCTACTACCGCTCTAAGAATCCTGACGGAAGTTTCCAAAACCCACCTGTACGTTCACTGGACAACAGCATCAGAAACATCAACGAGTTAATTGGTATCTATAACCACGCACTTCGGATGATTCGTGACGCTACGGGTATCAACGAGGTTATGGACGCATCTTCACCAAAAGGTGAGCAGTTGGTAGGCGTACGTCAGCAGGCTATGCAGGCTGCAAATAACGCCCTCTACGACATTACTAACGCTTCTATGGTACTATACCGCAGAGTGTGTGAAGACATCGTTAAATGCCTTCAAATCATCCCTGTGGGCTCTGTTCTGTATAAGTCGTACGAGAACGCCATCGGCAAGGAGAATATGCAGGTACTGAGTTCGTTTAGAGACCTTCCTATGTACAACTTCGGTGTACGTGTGGTTACGGAGATGAACGACCAAGACAAGGCATACTTGGAGCAGAACATTCAGGTGGCTCTGAGCACTGGTGAGATTGACCTTGAGGACGCTATTGCTGTAAGACAACTCCGTGACGTAGACCAGGCAGAGAAGCTGTTGATTGTTAGACGCAAGAAGCGCATCAAGCAGAGACAGGAGATTGCTGCACAGAACTCTCAGATGCAGGCACAGGCAAACATTCAGACGGCACAAGCCACTTCACAGGGAGAGGCTCAACTGGAGCAGGTTAAGTCGCAGTTGGAGATGCAGCGTATGCAGATGGAGGCACAGATTCAGGCCCAGATGATGCAGATGGAGTACAGCCTAAAGATGCAGTTGGAGCAACTCAAGTTAGGCGTTCAGCAGCAGCAGGACCAAGAGAAGACCCAGCAGATGGAGCAGATGGAGCAGATGAAGGAGGACCGCAAGGATGAGCGTATTTCCAAGCAGGCTGTCCAGCAGTCCAAACTTATCTCTCAGAGACAGGGCAAGAGACCTGAACTATCTGAAGAACAGGAGGATGACATCCTAAAGATCCTAACTGGAGAATAATGTATATTTGCAGAACATAGTGTTGACCCTTGATTTTTGAACTTTGAAACTTTGAACTATGGCTTACGAGAACATTCAGGCGGATACTAATTTCTACCGCCAATCTTTCGGACAGAAGGGATTCAGACGGATCACCTCTTCCTTCGTACCTGTTGCCAATGAGGAGTACCGTGTTATCGTACCCCTGGTAGACTCTGTAGTAAGTGCTACTGCACTTGCAGGTGACAACTTAACTGCTGCCACCCTTCCTACAGGTTTAGGGGTATATGGTCTCTTCTCCTCCGTAACTGTAACGTCTGGAACTGTATTAGCGTACATAGCCTAATTAGTTATGGGCTACACAAACGTACAGGCGGATGTAAACTTTTACCGCCAGAGTCTTAATGCTGATGGTATTAAGGATGTAACTGGACCGTACACTTCTCTATATGAGGATGTGTTTCGTGCTATTACTGTTACTACCGATTCTGTAGTCTCTGTTACTTCCTATGTGGGAGATAGTCTGTCCAGTCAGTTCTTGTTTGCAGGCACGGAGATTTATGGTTTGTTCTCGTCCGTAACTATTCATAGTGGTAATGCTATCTTGCACCTTGCTGGAGCATCATACATATCTGAGATTGTAAACCAGTACTCAGCGTCAGGTATTCCTTTAGGATTCTATGAGGAGGGTACTCAGTGCTTGAGTCAGAAGATTAGTGCACTGCTAACCCAGGGTGTCTTTGATGATGCGAGTTGGGTTATGGTTCCCTCTCAGTATGAGGAGGACTGGGTACGTGCGTTTAAGCCTACGAGTGAGTTAGGTAACCTTGCCTTCACACGCAGTTCTGATGCTACGTTTACTGACTCTACTGGAGTTGTAAGACGTAGCCCTTGGAATTTGGTGACTTTCTCGGAGCAGTTTGATAATGCGGCTTGGACGAAGTCATCAGGAGGAACTGGAATTGCTCCCTCAATAACCGCAAATACATCTACTTCGCCTACTGGAACATTAACAGCTGACCGAGTACAATTTAACTGCACGGGAACTACAAATCCAGACCGTTCAGTTTTATTTCAAACATTTAACAACGCTGTAGTTGGAAGGTCTTATACCTTTTCAGTTTATATTAAGGCTAACGCATCTTCAGAAGTAGGTAAGCAATTAAGGTTTAATGTTGACAGCGGAACCAACCCTTCACAGGTAATAACAATTACTGCTGATTGGACACGATACACATTTGTAGCGATAGCAGCAAGCACGTTTATGAACGTTCTGCTTGAAACCCGTGGAACTATAACAACAAATACAACTGCTGACGTTCTTTTATGGGGCGCCCAACTCGTTGAAGGTACCGAAGCCCTACCTTACTTTGCTACTACTGACAGATTAAATGTCCCCCGCTTAGACTATAGTAATGCAGACGGAACTCTGTCCACCTGTCCAAGATTACTATTAGAGCCACAGAGAACGAATAGTATTCGTAATAGTTCTATGGTGGGAGCGGTGGCGGGGAGTCCTGGTACTTTGCCTACGAATTGGACTCAACTTCTTGGTGCTGGACTTACACGGACTATTGTAGGAACTGGCACCGAAAATGGTCTTCCGTATGTTGACGTAAGATATAACGGAACTGCAACGGGGACTTCGGTTCTTTTAGCATTTGAAACCGTTACAGGAATTACAGCGGCAAATGGACAAGTTTGGACGGGGTCTTTTTACCTTAAAACGATTTCATTACCTAACCCTCCAAATAATTATCGTTCACTTTTTGCTGAATACACCTCAGCAGGTGTTTATGTAAGAGATGTTAGTTTTGCTATCACACCAACATCCAATCTAAATAGATTTTCACAAACTGAAACACTCGCTGGCGGTGCTACTACTGCTCGTGTTGTAAATGGTGTTCTTGGAAATTTAACCAACGGAGCCGCCTACGACTTCACCATCCGCATAGCAGCCCCACAAATGGAGCTTGGCGCTTATGCTACAACGTGGGTACCTACAACAACGGCAGCGGTGACAAGGATTGCGGACTTGGCAAGTAAGACGGGCGTTTCAAGTTTGATTAACAGCCAAGAAGGTGTTTTATTTGCTGAAATTCAAGGATTGTCAAATGACACAGTGAGGTTAGCTATTTCCGATGGAACGAATAGCAACAATATATATATTGAATTATCTTTGAGTAATGCTTCAGCAGTGGGTCGTGTAGGTGCGGTTAACCAATTTTCAATAATTAGCGCTCAAACACTTACAAATAATAACAAGATAGCCATAAAATATAAAACGAACGATTTTTCGTTATGGATTAATGGCGTACAGGTTGGAACTGATACAAGTGGTAGCACCTATTCTATAAACACTTTGAATGCTATTAGATTTGACCGTGGGGATGGAGGTATTCCTTTTTATGGTAATGTAAGGCAAATGGTTTTATTTCCAACCGCTTTAACCAACGCCCAACTGGCAGAACTCACAACCTTATAAGATATGTTAGGATTAGGACTATCACTACAGAAGGGCATCTCTGCATTTAACGCAGGGAGAGCATTAGTATCCTCATATATCAGAAGAGTAACAGAAGCTGGTGGAGTACTACAGAACACTGCCTGTGACGCTGCTGCTATTAATGAGTTGAACCAAGACAGACTGTTAGAACCTGCATCTTGGGTACTTGTCCCCGATGGAATTGAGGAAGATATAGTATTTGCCCAAAAGCCCACCAGCGGATTGGGGGATTTGACCTTTACGAGAGCATCTGATGCTACCTATACAGATAGTACAGGGGTGGTTAGAAGGAGTCCTTATAATTTGTTTACGTGGTCGGAGGATTTCTCGAATGCTGCTTGGAGTAAAAGTGCCTCATCTATTTCATCCAATGTTACTACTGCGCCAAATGGTACACTCACGGCAGATAAACTAATTGAGGACACTGCAAATACATCACATACCATTTTTCAAACCATTTCAATTTCAGCATCTACAAATTATAATTATAGCGTATATCTGAAAGCTGCTGAACGATTTAGATTTAGGATTCGTTTTACTGGATTTAGCGGAGCGCAAGATGCAACAGTTAATCTAAACACACAAACAACAAGCCTTGGAACATTAACGAGTGTTGGTAACGGCTGGTTCCGTTTTGCTTGGTCAGTAAATAGCGGAGCTGGTGGTAGCTCAACACTTGTACTC